GCTTCAAAAGCAGTTGGATCCATAGAGGGATTACGGTTAAAAAAGATAAGGCAAGAGCCTCTTTGAACATTGTCTTATTTTATTAGTATTATAGACTATTAAATAGTGTATAATACTATTATAATTAGGATTATGCCTTTAAACTTAGTTAATATAAGACCAGGATTTAACAAACAAATAACCGATACTGCAGCAGAAGGTCAGTATGTAGATGGTGATTTTGTTCGTTTTAGATATGGATTACCTGAAAAGGTGGGAGGCTGGTCTAAAATCACATCTAATACACTTGTTGGAGTAACTCGAGATCAACATCAATATACAGACTTAGATGGAAGAATTTATGCTGCTTTAGGCACAAATAAAGCGTTAATTATTTATTATGAATCTGCTTTCTACGACATAACTCCTTTAGAAACTGCGCAGACAGGAGGTTCATTTACGACAAATAGTACAACAACAGTTACTGTTACACTTCCAGGACACAGCGTAGAGGCAGGAGATTTATTTACATTTACTTCAGTTACACCTCCTACTGGAGCTGGATATACTGCAGGTGATTTTGAGAACACGACATACGAAGTGACCGCACGATTAAGCGGTAATCAATTTACTGTAACCATGGCAACAGCTGCCTCTAACAGCGGATCTTCAGGATCATGTACAATTAATCGTTATGTAAAAGCAGGACCAATTGGCCAAACTTTTGGTTACGGTTTTGGTACTGGGGGATATGGAGGATCAACTGGTGTAACAACTTTACTTAATGGCGCATTACTAAACGATAGTAATGGTACTGGAGGCTCTGGTACTACAATCACAGTGGACTCTACAACTAATTTTCCTTCAGCTGGTGTTATAAAAGTTGATGACGAATTAATATCTTATACAGGCATTACTACAACATCTTTAACTGGTATTACAAGAGCAGTAAATGGAACTTTAACTGCAGCTCATGCGGATGATACATCTATAGAAGTTTTTTTAACTTGGGGCGAAGCATCTTTATCATCATCTGTAACTTTAGCGCCAGCGAACTGGAAACTAGATAATTTTGGTCAAATATTAACTGCAACAATTTATAGTGGTAGAACATTTATTTGGCAACCTATTCAAAATACAGCTAATGCTCTACAGACAAGAGCTACTATAATGACAGGAGCACCCACTAATACTTTAATGAGTTTAACTTCTGATCAAGATAGACATTTTATACATTTTGGAACTGAAACAACTATAGGGGATACAGGATCTTTGGATAAAATGTTTATAAGATTTTCTGATCAAGAAAGCACTTCTGACTACACTCCTACCTCTATTAATACTGCAGGAACATTTAGACTTGATGACGGAACTGAAATACGAGCAGTCATACGTGCAAAAGATTATATTTTAATTTGTACTGATACTGCAGCTTATACGATGCAGTTTGTTGGTGCTCCATTTACATTTAGTATAAGAAAAGTTGGATCTAATTGTGGATGTATTGGTCCTCATGCAATTCAATTTAAAGATGGTATTGTGTATTGGATGGATGATTCTGGAGGATTTAATTATTTTAATGGAACCGTGCAATCGATGGATTGTCCAGTAGAGGATTTTGTGTTCACCACAAACAATCCAGGTGATCTTGGTTTAAATTATACTTCAGGTAAACTCGTACATTGTGGTAACAATTGTTTATTTGATGAAGTGACTTGGTATTATCCATCTGCTAATTCAAACGTTGTTGATAGAACTGTAACATGGAATCATGGTGAGAAATGTTGGTACACATCTTCACTATCACGAACTACCGCCAACGATGCACAATTATATTCAAAGCCATACAAAACATCTTGGGATGCCTCAGCAACGTATACATTTCCAACTGTTCAAGGAGCATCAAATACAAATGGCGCAACAACTTACTGGGCTCACGAAGTTGGTACAGACCAAGTCGCAGATGGGACAACAACTGCAATTTTAGCTTTTATAGAATCTGGGGACTTTCAATTACATCAAGGTGGAGATGGTGAGTTTTTCACTAAGGTAAGAAGATTTATTCCTGATTTTAAGAGATTAAACGGGAATGCACAAATTACAATTTTATTAAAAGACTTTCCAAGCGATACTGCAGCTTCATCTTCTTTAGGACCTTTTTCTATTAACAGTTCAACTCAAAAAGTAGATACAAGAGCAAGAGGAAGGGCTGCAGCATTAAAAATTGAAAATACATCAAGCGGTGAAACTTGGAGATATGGAACTTTTAGAGCAGATGTACAACCAGACGGTAGAAGATAATGGCTAAGATAGATGTTTACATACCTGATCCAACACCAGTTTATGATGCTAATAATCAACAACAAATTGTTCAAGCATTAAATCAAATTAAAAATCAACTAAATACAACCTATATTAATCAGATGAAAGAAGAACAAGAAAGATTTACTTGGTTTTTAAGTAACAGTGAAAAGAACTAATGACTAACATTTATAAAAACGCAAATTTTGATTTAACTACGACAGATGTCACGGATGTTTATACTTGTCCGTCTAACTCAAGAGCAATTATACAAAATATACATGTTGCAAATGTTGGAGCTGGAAACACAGAAATAAAAGCTTTTTTAAATGATAACTCTGCATCAAGAGCTTTTCAGTTTGCAGAACATACGGTTAATGCAGGTGACTCTAAATCTGTATCAGATGGCACCGTTATATTAGAAGAAAACGATAAGTTACAGTTACAAGCAGCATCAGCTAATATATTTGAAGGTACCTGTTCAATATTAGAAATCAGTAGGACAAACGAAAATGGCTAAAAAAGCAAAAGGTTTCGGAGTCGATAACTATATAAAGCGTAAAAGAAAAAAACGTAAAGGCAGGGTTGCAAAATCACCTAATAAAAGTTATACAAAAAAGAAATCAATAGGACAAGGTAAACCAATATGAGTGATCCAATAAGAATACCAGCACAGGTTAAAGAAATTGTAAAAAATAAAAGAACTGGGCAAGTCTATACAGACAAAGCCGAGTTTGATGCAGATGTAGCAAACACAGCTACAGATACTACTGCAGATGATTTCAGACAAGATCTAGAAATTACTGTTGCTTCAATGACAACAAAGAGTGACGCTAATTAATTTTTTATGAAACCAATTGGCGGTACGGAGTTACAGTACAATCTATTATATAAATACGTAGATAACAAACTTTTAGATAACTTTCAGATTACAACTTCAGTTCCTGAAAAAGAACCTTTGTCAAAAGATAAGATAAATATTCTTTGGGAACAAAACTCATACGATCAACCTAATATTGTTCCATGGATGAAGGATAAATCTAATCATTCTAAATATGATTGGTATGTATTTAATAGTCATTGGTGTGCAGAAAAATATAGAATGGTATTTAAATTACCGCCGCATAAATGCACGGTTATTAAAAACGCTATTGATGTATTTCCAGGACATGCTGTTTACAAACAAGGACAAAAATTAAAATTACTTTATACCTCTACGCCTTGGAGAGGATTGAGTGTATTACTGGGGGCGATGCAACTTATTAAAAATCCTTTAATAGAACTCGATGTATATTCATCTACTCAAATCTATGGTGATGCATTCAAAGAAAAGAATGATGATATTTATAAACCTTTATATGATCAGGCAAAGCAATTACCAAACGTAAATTACAAAGGTTATATTTCTAATAAAGATCTTATGAAGCAAATGTATAACTATCATATATTTGCCTATCCAAACATTTGGGAAGAAACTTCATGTCTATCTGCAATTGAAGCGTTAGCCTGTGGTCTTCATGGTATTGTAACCAATTATGGTGCATTGTATGAGACATGTTCTGAATGGCCAACGTATGTTCAATATGACAGTAATTATAAAAACCTTGCAGCTATGTTTGCTTATGCAATAGAGGGTATTGCTGAACAATTACATACCAAAGGTATGCAAGATATGTTAACCAAACAACAAGAGTTTTATGAAAAGTTTTATAATTGGAATAACAGAAAACATGAATGGACTAATTTTTTAACAGGAGTATTAAATGCAAAATCATGAACCCATATGGTTTAACAAAGACAACGAACAACGGCTCACGGAACCCGCTACTGATCTAAAACCTTATTCAATATTTGTTGCAACACCTGTACACAGCGAGTGTTCTATTCACTATACTCAAGCTTTATTAGATTTTCAAAAATGGGCGATTAAAGAAAAGGTAAGAGTATCTTTTCAAATCATGAAATCATCTTTAATTACACAAGGACGTAATATGTGCGTCTCGGCTTTTTTAAATTCTGATCACACACATTTATTATTTATTGATTCAGATATTGCGTTTGATCCATTATCTCCAATGCGATTAGTTGCTTGTGATAAAGATGTTATTTCTGTTCCATATCCATTAAAAGATATGAATTGGGATAAAGCCTATCACCTTATAAAAGAAGGTAAAATTAAATCTCCGAAAGATTTAGCAAGAAAAGCATTTTACAGATATCCCATGAAAGTGCCTGATAACAATGCAATTAAAATAAAAGATAATGTTATTGAAGTTACACACTCACCTACTGGATTTATGATGATTAAAAGAGAAGTGTTTACTAAAATGATCAAAGCTTATCCAGATTTAGTTATTAATCAAGATCAGGTAATTAATGGTAAGAATGAAAGATTAAAGAATATGTACAACTTTTTTGACACGATGTTTATACCTGAAAAGGGTCATTATTTAGGTGAAGATTTTGCGTTCTGTAAAAGATGGAAAGACATTGGTGGTAAATGCCATGCATGGATCATGGATTATATCACTCACATAGGAGAGCATCAGTATCATGGTCGATTTGGTGATGAGTTGATCAAGATCGATTAATACGATAAAATCTATCAAATAGGTAACTAAAATATATGGATCCATTTACATTTGCATTGCTAGCAGGCGCAACAGGTTTCGGAGCATCAAAACTCTCTGGAATGAGCACATCAGATGCCCTTAAACAAGGTATTTTATCAGGTGTAACAGCAGGTGCTTTCACACCCGCATCAACAATAGCGAATATGACAACACAACAAGGATTAAGAAGTTTACTTGTTAGTGGTGGTAAACAAGCATTGTTTGGAAAGCTTGGACAAAAAGCGGGAGTAGATCCTAGACTTGCTATGTTACTTGGATCACAAGTTTCTCTACCTGGTGAAGGTATAATGAGAGGTTTACCTACAGACGGCACACAACCACTTACCATGGATGCAGAGCAAGAAATTTTAAAAGGCGGTGGAACACTTGATCCAGGTAAAAATGTTTTAGGTGGTACAAAATCTTCACCAACAATAGGTGAGCGATTAGGAAGAGTCGGAGATATTTTTAAAACAGACGATCAATACGATATTAACAAAATTGCAAAAGGCGCAACTCTATTTGGAGTGCCTGCATTATTATATGCAACAGGTGCTTTTAAACAACAACCAACTACTATGTATGCACCATCATATAATATTAATTATCCAAAACTTAGAGAAGCAAGAGGTGGTTTAAGAAGAATTGACCCAGTGTCTGGACAAGAAGTTGAAGTTGCAAGACAAGATATTCCAGAAGAATTGTATCCAAGCGAAATGCCTTATGAATTTACAGAAAAAACTTTTGATGTAAAAAAATATCAAACAGGTGGTTTAGCGCAGTTTAATGAAGGCGGTATTAATTACTTACCTTCAAAAGCTTCACATGATGAGTCTGATGCGAATAATTACAAAAGAGCAGGTGGTTATATAGAAGACGGTGCTGGAATGGGTGATAAGAATGAAGATACAATGTTAGCACAATTAGCTGATGGTGAATTTGTTACAAGAACAGACGGTGTGTTAGGAGCCGGTATTCTTGCGGGTGCAAATCCTAAAAGTGAAAAAGATATGAGAGAAAAGGGAGCCAAATATTTTTATGAACAACAAGCAAGATTCAAAAGAATATTTGATTTATTAAACTCAAATAGAAAAGTAAACTAATGAAATTAATTTTAGTTGATGCAGAAAATTTAGATATTGTATGGAAAGGTGTAAAAAATCTTTTAAAAAAACCAATTGATTTATCTAATGGCAGACATACATTAACATCTACTTATGATCTTTTAAAAAAAGGGATTATGCAGCTTTATGTATTAGTAGAGAAAAGTAAGATAACTTCTGCTGTTGTTATTCAGCAAGTTTTGTATCCTGCAAAAAAGGTTTTAGGTGTTTTGTTTGCGGGTGGTAAATCATATATAAAGCATTACGACAAGCTTGAAAAATTTTTTATTGAGAAAGCAAGAAAATTAAACTGTTCAGCTATTGAAATTATTGGCCGCAAAGGTTGGAAAAGAATAGCTGACAAAACTAAATCTACTTTGCAAAGCAAAGGAATTTTTTATGAGGCGGAAGTAAAATGAGCTCACAGAATTTATTAGATAATCTAAATTTAAGTATTAAAGATAAAGTAGAACTCTTCAAAGAATTATACAAAGAATTATCTGGATACGGTATTAAAGGTGATACTGAATTAGCACATGTAAATAAAGAAGAAGTTGCTTTATTAAAAGCACACGGTGGATCAGGTACGATCAATGAAAGAACAGGATTACCACAATACTTTGGTGGTGGTTCGGGAGGAGGATCTGCGCCTGCAACTCAAACTCAATTTGTAAGAGAAGCACCAGGTATCGAAGAAAGAAAATTAGAATTAATGGATCTCGCAAGAGATCTAACTCAAAGACCTGAAAGATTACCTGCAATGGAAGTTGCCCCTTTGGGAGCATTAGAACAACAAGGTTTACAAGCAGCTGGTGTTACAGGTGTTGGACAACCAACAGTTACAGCAGGTATTGGTCAAGTATTACAAGCAGCACAAGGACCAAACATTGCACAGTTTTATAATCCATATCAGTCTTATGTAATCGATGAAATAAATCGACAAGCACAAATGGGGCAGCAACGAGTTGCTGATGCGGCCGTCAGAGCCGGGGCATTTGGTGGGGGAAGAGAAGGCGTACAACAAGCTGAAATGGAAAGAAGAAGACTAGAAGCAGTTGGAAGAGCTCAACAACAAGGTTTCGGTCAAGCACTTCAAGCAGCACAAGGACAACAGCAGTTACAACTTGGTGCAGGACAACAACTTGGTACATTAGGAGTAACTCAACAACAACAAGCGATGACAGACATCAATCAATTAATGGCAGCTGGTGGATTACAAAGACAACTTGCTCAAGCAACTATTGATGCGTCAAGACAATCTCAATTACAACAACAATATGAGCCATATCAAAGATTAGAGTTTTTAAAAAATATTTATGCGGCTGGACCTACGTCACAGTCAGGTATAACCGCTGCAACTCAACCGACCACTTCTCCATTAGCGCAATCAGTTGGAACAGGTATTGGTGCATTTGCAGCTTACCAAGGAGTGACAGGTGGCAACAGACAAGTTTAACAAAGTATTAAACAGACCTTTATTTAGACAACAGGCTTTAAAGAAAGGTGATCTAAAGCCTATTAAAGCACAAACAGGTGTAATGGTCGGGCCTCCTTATAGTCAATTACCCGTTCCTGCTGGACCTGTAGTTGATAGAACTCCTGGTATGTTTCAAAAAGGTATTGGAGCAATACAAAGAGGATTACAAGCTATTGGTGACTATACAATGAATCCAATGTCAAAAAGTTTCTTTTTAAGACCACAAGGAATAAAAGATCTAGGCGCAGGATACGGCTTATACGAATTAGGAAAAGGAGTCACTGGCTCTGAATTAGGTGGTGGTGTTGCAAGTGTGGCAGGTATGTTTAACCCAATATCAAGAGGTGCAGGTATGTTAACTGCATTAGGTAAAGGAGCACAATATGCTTTAGGTGCTCAACTCGATCCTAAAACAAATGTATTAAGCACAAGATTTGGTGATATCTCAAACTTCATGCCACAAAGTTATTATGGCTTACAAGAAGCAAAAAAAGTTGAAGCAGAAAAAAGAACTCAGGCAAGTAAGAAAAGAAACATAGCGAATTTACTTGTACCTCCTACCACAGGAGATCCTTCAGGTCTTTCATATGGTATGGCGTCTGATACTCCAGACTTCACATATATGTCTAAAGAACAACAAGATAAAATTATTAAAAAAAACGCTACGAGACTTGCAAGGGAAGCGGGTATTTCAGAAACCAAAGCAGCTAACATTGTAAGAGCAGCTTTCTTTAATGAAGTAAATCAAGCGGAAGCATCAAGAGCTGTTGCTGATGATGCAGCATATGCACAAACAATATCAAATACATACAATGATCCTAAATTAAATGTTGTAGGTAAAGAACAAGCTGAAGCATCTGAAGGTGCAGCTAAAAAACCAGAACCAAAATTAAAAGTAAAAGTCGATCAACCAACTAAAATTGGGGATGCTAAGACTGATAAAAATCCTGCTAACACAGCTAACGTTGATGCAGGCACATCTATATTAGGTGGTGGCC